ACTCTACCTCTAAGTACCTAAAAAAATAAAATACCGAGAAAGTGTGACAATAGGGTGTTAAGTATATATAATAAGAAGCTATCGTCGCATACCTAATCGATCGTTTGTACCGAAATTTAACAATGTTATAGGTGGTTGCTATACACATCAGGTTTATCTGAGTGTATTAGGTGATCTGTTCAACGTTATTTAGACTGGTGATGCACACATCTCAACGCGCCAGTCCCGTTAGGGTTTGAACTAGATTACTTTACTTCATCTAGTTCAATTCTTTCGATTACTGTATTTCGAACATTCGAAGGCATATCGGTACTTTGAGACCAGTAACCTCTTTTAATCCAACAAGGCATGATAGATAGTTTAGGTAACATTACTTTAAGTACTTCATCGTGATTGTAAGTAATCTTTTGATTTTTGTTATTTACAAAGGTGATGATTTGATTACGACCGTACCAAGACTTTCGGACTACGAAGTTTTTACGTTCGATTGGCGGAAAGATTTCATTTAGTTCAGTCTTAGATAGTTTTGAAATTGCTTCGTTAATTTAGAATTTGACATAGTTATTATTTTAATTATTATTTATTTACATTTATATTATCGAATACTATTCGTATTCAGTTTGTAAGTTTGAAAGGAATCGTTTATCCGTAGATTCCGAATGACGTTGGCGCTCCGTTTTGGATTAAGTGGATCATTAAGCTGACACATGCTGCTAGGATGAACCCAGTTGTTCCGATGACCAGAGCCTGGCCAGCATACTTTAGTATGACTTTGTGATTAAATTTGAATTTCATATCTTAATTATTTACATTTATATTATCGATTTGCTTTCGCGTTAGGACTGTAAGATCTCGATGCCGATGATCTTGCTATTGGTTACATTGTTGCCAACCTGGTTGCTCAGGCATTTGCTGTACCAATTGTCTAGATGCTGCTGGTTCTCAAACTCTTTAACATGGCTGTTGTAATTTCCTAACCAGTTCTTTGTATCTATTCTTACTAACATATCTTTGTTTCTTTATTCATATATATTATCGAATACCACTCGTACTAGGTATGTAAATGCTATACATATTGCGCAAAGCTGTGGCGCAGGATCTCGGACCGTAGCAGATCCCAGGAAAAGTCTGGATATTCACAGGAAACAGGATCCTAAACCCCGATCCATGCCCTGAATCGTACAGAAAATGGGGGACTGGGCGAAACAAAACGGGTTTTTGTATTGGCATGGGTAGGTTAATATAGTAGCGTAACCCATTACCCCTATATATCTAATAAAATAATATGACATTAGGTAGTTATATATAATAGTAGCACCCTATTGTCGCGTTTATAACTGTAAAAACTGTAAAAACGGTAAAAAGCACGTAAAATAATAATATATACAATAAAAAATTAAATGGGTAAACAAAAGTTATCACCAGTAGCTGCGAAACGCAAGAAACAACGCGATTTAAAGTACGCAAATAGTACTGATCGTAAGAAAAAGCGCGCAGATAGCCAAAAAAAGCGCCGTGCAGCTAAAAAAGCAGGTAAAAGCATCAAGGGTAAGGACTATGATCACTACACCGGTACTTTTGTAACAGCTCATAGAAATAGGGGCGGTATGAATCCCCGTAAAAACGGAACAAAAAACGAATAAATGCCTAGAATAAACAGTTATCCACTAACAAGCGCAGTATCAGACGGTGATTTACTACTCATAGATGACAAATCTAAGGGCTACGCTACAAAAGGCCTAAAACTGAGTACTTTAAAAAACTATGTCGCCGCCGATTCAGCCTCAGAAATCTTTGTTGAGGACCGAGTTGTAACAGGTGCATCGTTTAACACTAGCACTGGTTTACTGGCATTGACAAGAAACGGCGGTGAAATACCATCAGTGACAACTAATTTAGACGGTAGATACTATTTATCTAGCAACCCTAACGGTTATACTTCTAACTTAGGTATAGTACAATCGCTAACAACTACAGGAGACTCAGGCGCTGCTACACTTACAAACGGTGTTTTAAACATACCACAGTATTCTGGAGGCGGGAGCGGTGCGGTTGATTCTGTAAATAGCCAAACTGGAGTGGTTGTTTTAACAACTAGCGATCTCACAAACGATTCAGGTTATATAGAAGGAACCGCATCAACAGACCCAAGTACAACAGCTATAACAGAAATAAAAACACTAACGTCAGCTGAATACGCGGCTATAACGCCTGCGGCTGATGTGATGTATGTAATCGTATAATGGGTAATTTAAAAATTGGTAATAGACAACCATCTGTTGGCACTTTAAAACAAGGAAATACTAATATTTCTAAGATATATAAAGGAGATGATCTAGTATGGCCTTTAGGTGGTGAACCAGATAACTATGAACCATTATCAGATGATAATGTTAGATTTGTTGGTCTTTACGATAAAAAATTAATTACATATTTTACCAACGTTGGCACGCCATTCCCGTTTGATTCTCAGTATATAGATCAAGAAATAAGCTACACTGGTATGGGGTCTAGAATTCTTGACCAAATAACAGCTATTAGCGACGATATGGAATATATATACGCTAGGTCTAGAACTTCATCAAACGCAACATATCTTACATATAGAGGTACAGACAGCGGATCGGGTCTTTCTTTTACACTGGTAAGCGATGTTGATATTGTGCAAAGTATATCTAAAGATGGGCAGTATGTATATGGGTTATCTTTAGATAGCGGTGTTCTTAACCGTGCAATTTTAAAAATATCAACCGATTACGGGCAAACGTTTGGTAATGAAATAGATTTTAATGATGCGAATAATCCGAACAATTTAGTAGACAGCGTGGCTTGCTCTATGGGAGGTAAATATGTTTATGCTGTTTGTGTAATAGGAGAAGATACTTTAGTATATAAAAGTAGTGATTACGGTTCTAGCTTTTCAAATATATCATCTATAACAGGCCTCGCGAGGGGTACATCTAGTTCGCTAAGTTTTTTTCCAATAGTATCTGGTAATGGTCAATACGTATATTTTTACGCATTGGTATCAACTAGTAATTTACCTTCTGGAAATATTATCACAATGTCTGATAATTTTGGCACCAGCTTTTTTGAGCTTTCGGTTGATCTTAGAGGGGGCGGATTTGTGAACAATCAAACAGATAAGCTCGGAAAATATTTAATTTTATCAAACTTTGGTTCTAACCAAGAAGGTTTAGTAAGCACTGATTACGCGCGCACAACTCAAGATCCAAATCTAAGCGGTTTTTCACTTGGCTTGGGCCAAACTAGCTTAAGCAACTTTGGAACTGTTGGGCTAATGGAAACTACCACAAGAATTACTACCGCAACTCCAATGCAAGAAGTAGCAACAAGTGTAGATTCTTTACAAAATTTTAATCAACTTGGTCAGTACAGTTTTTCCGCTTCAAACTACGGTCCTATTCAAAAAGTTGTTAATATACAATAAAAAATAAAAAGACACATGGCAATAATTTATAGTTACCCATCCGCAACACCTACGGACTCTGATACAGTGATAGGTACACAGCAAACGACAGACGGAGAAGATGATAACTTAACCCGTACGTTTACGCTGGGCGCAATAGCAGGCCTTGCAAACGCTAAAGTTAATTTATCTATTGGGGGTGATACTGGCACCGGCTCAATAAATCTTATTACCCAAGCTTTATCTATAATAGGTACTGCTAATGAAATAGAAACATCAGCGGCAGGTCAGACTTTGACGGTTGGGCTACCGAACGATGTAATAATATCCAATGACCTAACAGTGCAAAACGATCTTAGAGTTCTAAATGAAATTACCTCTGAAGCTACCATAGGGGGTGAAGCGTTGATAATAAACACGGGGCCGTCGACTATAACAGGGGTGCTTGACAAGGCCCAAAGTAAAATAATAAATTTATCAGATCCAACATCCCCTCAAGACGCCGTGACAAAAGCTTATGTAGACGCGGAGGTAGCCGCATGTGTAACCGGAACAGGCACCCCAAGAACTTTGACCATGTGGACCCCGACTGGGACCGGCATAGAAGATTCTATTGTTTCTGAATCAGCAAATCGGGTATACGTAGCTGGAAGCTTACTAGTGGGTTTCAATAATACCATACCTGGCACTAATGCTTTAACTTCGGGTGATAACAACAGTGTTTTAGGTAATAGCTCTGTTGCTTTTGGTTTTAATAACTCAGTAACAGGAAATCGCTGTGGTGGATTAGGGGCAAATAACATTGTAGCTGGCGGTCAAGTTTGGGCAACAGGTGATGGAAATGACGTGGGTATTGACAAGTTAAATGTAGGAGGAAATATTGTGACCGCTGGGTTTAACAACACTGTTAAATCAGGTAGTTCTTGTGTAGTAGGAACTGCAAATGTTTTAACTAACACTGCGGAATTTAGCGGAATAAATACAAATTTTGCCATGGGTTCTTCAAACACTTTAAACGACGTAAGTGACGGAATAGCCCTTGGTTTTAACAATACTATAAACGATAATAACAGCTGCATCTTAGGTAAAGGTAATACTACAAGCGGCATTGATACTTATGCTATAGGTAGAAATAACACGCTTAGCAGCGCAGATGATTACGCGTTTGGGTTTAACAATACAATTAGTGGCCAGGGAATTATTGCTATGGCACTTGGGCATAATAACGTGTTATCAGGAAGTCAATCTTATGCTTTTGGTAGAAACCTAGAAGATGGTGGTGAAGATAACACTGTTATAATTGGACGTTATAATGCAACGCCAACCGCAACAGGTAGAATTGTATTTGGAACTGGGTTTTCTCCTACTGGTAGAAAAAACGCAATAGAAATACAAGCCGGTACTAGTTCGCAATCTGGGTTATTATTCCCGGCACTTAGGTTATCTAATTCATACGCTAACGATTCAGATGCTGCAGCAGCTGGTGTGGAAAGAGGAGAGCTTTATAGGTCTAACAATCAAGTTAGAATAAACGTGGATCAAGGGGTACAAGATGCAAGAAACAATGAAGGTTTGGCATATTTAACGCCTCAACGGGAACCTAATCTTCATCCCGGCGCAACCCGCAACGTTGGAGATCACTACAATTTAGTATTACTAGGTTGGAAGGGGGGTAATGGTACATGCACACTTAATTTACCACTCGCCTCATCAAATATGCATAGGCTTATAAGAATTACAACAGACGGCTCTTTATCCAGTGGCGCGGGTGATAAAATAAATATCACGGCTACTGGTAGCGAAACTATAGACGGTGCTGCTTCTTTTCAAATATCAAAACAATACGAAGGTATTGCTGTTTATTCAACAGGATCTGAATGGATTGTAATTCAAGCAAAAGCACATTAGTAAAAATCCATAAAAACCGGTAATATATAAAATATACCCTGCTCGGGTTAGAGCAAACCAATAATAACAACTAAAACCAAAACCAATGACGTTTTATTACGAGACTAATTCGTGGGCTAGTCAACCACAACCAACTAAAAACCGAATCAAACTATGGAACCATATAGCTGATAAAGCAAATTGGCGCATAGTTCAATTACCAAACGGTTATTACCAAACAGAATATCAAGATCTTCAAGATGAAGAAAAGTGGATTGACGTTACAAGACGTGAAACAATGCAAGCCGCAGAAACCGCAATTGATAAGACTGTTGAACACTACCAAAAGAAAGTTGAATTTTTAAACGGCCCCAAAGTAGTCAAAACCTTTAAGTAGTCTAATTTACAATATAATATAATTTAATTTAATATGACTGACAAAATTGTTAAGAATCTTAACTTTGGTAATAATGCCAAGGAAAAAGTTTTTACTGGAATTGAAAAACTCACAAAAGCCGTTAGCTCTACATTAGGGGCTAGCGGTAAATGTGTAATTCTTGAAGATAACGCAGGCAGGCCTGTTATTACAAAAGACGGAGTGACTGTTGCAAATGCAATTACACTATTAGATCCGGTTGAAAATATTGGAGCAACACTAATAAAGCAAGCGGCACAAAGAACCGTAAGCGAGGCTGGCGATGGAACTACCACAGCAACGGTACTGGCGCATGCAATACTTAAGCAAGCTTACAAAGCGCTTAAATCGCATGGCACTCGCGACATTAAAGACGGTATAAACGCAGGAGTTAAAAAGGTTTGCGTAGCTTTAGAAAAGCTAGCAATACCAGTAACGGGTGACATGGTAAACCAAGTTGCTACAATATCTGCCAATAATGATAAAAAACTTGGCGATTTAATCGCAGAGGCTTTTAAAGCTGTAGACAATACAGGGGTGGTTATGATGGAAACATCTAACGAGGCTACCACTACAATTGAAATTGTTGATGGAGTGCAATATGATAAGGGGCTTAAAAACTTTCATTTCGTTACTAATAAAGAAAATGGAACTTCAGAACTAAATAATCCTTTAGTTTTAATTGTAGAATCAGAGGTTCCTAATATAAGAAAAATACAAAGCGTATTAGAGTACGTTATAAAAAACAAAAGAAGCCTTTTGATAGTGGCTGATTTAGGGCTGGAAGTTTTAAATGCTCTAGCTATGAATCACGTAAAAGGCAATATAAAAGTAAACGTTGTTGATGCTCCTACGTATGGAGTAACCAAAAAAGAAGTATTGCAAGACCTAGCGTTGTTAACAGGCGCTACCGTAATAAATGAAAATCTTGGGGACGACATGGATCTCATACAGCCCGAACATCTTGGCGAATGTTTAAAATCTGTAACTAATAATGAAGAAACGATTTTTCAAATTAACGAACCCAGTAAAGAAGCTCAAGAGCTTTTACAACAAGTTAAAAAACAACTTGATGAAAATGCGCAATCAGGTTTTAGATTTCGACTTGAAAAAAGAATTGCTCGTCTCTCCGCTAAAGTGGCTTCTGTCAAAGTTGGAGCAAACTCAGAAGTAGAGTTAAAAGAGAAAAAAGATAGAGTTGAAGACGCTATTTGTGCTACAAAAGCCGCAATAAAAGAAGGTATAGTTCCAGGAGGAGGTATTGCTTTGCTTAACGCATCTACTGCTATAACAGCTAAAAGTGAGGGTGAAAAAGTTTTACTTGAAGCAATAAGAGCTCCATACGAAACAATTCTCAGCAATGCAGGTTTAGATATTGTTTATCCCCAAACAAAAAATAAAGGGTTAAACGTTGTTACAGGTAAGGACGTAAATATGGTACGAGCAGGCATTATAGATCCTTTATTGGTTACCAAGAGTGCCTTAAAAAATGCGGCTTCCGTGGCTACAACTATAATTTCAACAGATTGTGTAATTAACAACTTAAGAGTTACAGATGAAAGCAATAGGTAGAAATTTAGTTATATCAAAGAAAAAGCAGGGCACAACTGAAACAAAAGGGGGTTTGCTTATAGCGGAAAAACAACGGGAAGACATTAGATATGCGGAGGCCTGCGTCGTTTCTGCAGGCGATGAAGTAGTTGGTGTAAATGAAGGCAATGTAATATATTATGATCGTCATGCAGGACACCAAATAGAGTTTGAAGGCAAAATGTACCACGTTATTCGAATGCAAGACGTGGTTGTTGTTGTATGAGACGTTTAGAAGCGTCTGATCTGCGTAACTTAAACATTTTAAAGCACTACCGTATAATTAGAAAATGGGCTGCTAAGAATTACAATTTACAAGAAGCGGATTTGGAGCTTTTAATATACTTTGATTGCTTAGACCACTTTAAAAAAAACGATTATAAAATAGGCGTGCTTGCTTACAGCTGGGATAATAAAAGATGGAATAGACTTTTAAAAGAAGGCTGGGTAACTGTGTGGCGAAAAAGAAACCATACAACTCAAAAGTACAATATATATAAAACTTCCTTTAAGTGTAAACAAATGATTACGCGCATGTACAAAATGCTTTTAGATGAGGAAGAAATACCACTAATAAAAAAGCCGCAATCATATTCAGAGCGTATGCTTAGTTTAGCAATAAAAAAAATAAATTATGAGTGATAAAATTTTTACAGTTCCCGGAATAAAAGCTAGACGTATTTCAGCACCAGTAAATACAAGTAGTGTAGGACAAACGGCAGATTGGAGTAGTATTGGACGGAATATAGCTCAAGCCGGAGCTAGTATCGCAGCCGGCATACAAGCCGGGCAAACCGATCTTCAAATAGCTGAGGGGCAAATAGAAAAGGGTAAGAAACCTGCAAATAAACTGCAAGCTAAGATTGACAGAGCTACAGCAGAAGGTAAAGATGCAAAAGCAGCTAGGCTTCAAGGCAGAAAAGATCGGCGCGATGAGCGCGATACAAAAAGAGAAGCACGTATCAAGAAAAGAAACGAGGAGCGGTTAGAGACAACACAACAACGCCAAGAAAACAAAACAAATCGCTTTGATGAAAGAAGAGAAGATGGCAATACGCCAATTAGCAGCTTTAGCCAAGTGTTTGATAAATTTTCAACAATAGCAAAAAATCTATAATATGAGTACAGCAGCAGCAGCGGTAGCAGCAGGAAGTAATAATAGCGGCGGCAATAAAGCAGAGAAATTTATGCAGTACGGGAGTGCCATAGGTCTAGGAGCTGGCGTAGCGGCTAGCACAGGTATAAAAACTGCTAATCCAAATGCAGTAGGAGCCAGTCCAAATGCGGGTGGACCGGGACCGGAACCCGAAATGCCAGAAATAACTGGTGCTATGATAGGCGGCACAATGCGAAATAACCCTAATGTTGTAGCCCCTGCTACTACAACTAATTTACAGGACATCCCTGGAATGAGCGCCTATGATCTACGTCAAAAATACGCAGAACTAATAACCAGTGGAGAAGCGGGAAGCGGTAAGAATAGAAATTTATTAAAAGCGTATGCATCAAGAATTAAAGAATTAAGCTCTGGCCCTAATGGGGGTGGTGCTTTTGGCGCGTTTACAGGATTTAATGCTGCAACAAAAGATCCCCACTCTTTTTTAAAAAACCGGGATAGCTATAGCGTTGAAGAAAATGTTAATAGTATGAATGACTCTATCGAAATGATGGACACCGGCGGATTTTCTCCAAATGCTCAATCTACAGCGACAGGTGTATTTGGAACTCAAGACCAAAGAGATTTAGCCGTAGGAGCGTCTACATCACAAAAAATGCTAGCTAGCTTAAGCAGAACTCAAAGTTAAAAATAATAAATAATTAATTATGTCAAAACACAATTATAAAAAACCATTGCAAGGAACAGTAGGGGAATCCCATGTATGGGACGGCCCTATTGATTTAGATGGCCTTCCGCAAGTTAAAGGAAGTAACCGCGGACCAAATGGTATGCAAGTAAAAAAGTATCCCTGCAAATCATACGAATTGCAAGGGCCGATTACACAACGCGCAAAACAATAATTATGTACGTTCAGCATAACTCACCATTAAGTAAAAAAGGGGATGCTCCGTCTAGGAAGAAGTCAAAAGGCTATTACAATAAAGCTAACAAATCCGGCACAGGTGCAGCGGCGGGAGGCGGTATGTCTGAAAAAGGTGTAAAAAAATACAGAAGAGACAACCCTGGAAGTAAGCTGCAAACTGCTGTAACAAAAGATCCTAAGAAATTAAAAAAAGGCAGTAAAGCCTGGAAGCGAAGAAAATCTTTTTGTGCAAGATCAAAAGGTTGGAAATCTGAAAGAGGTAGAGCGGCTAGAAGAAGATGGAATTGCTAATGAAAGATAAAGGAGTAGGAGATACTATAGCGAGAGCCACTAAGGCTACAGGTATAGACAAGTTTGCTGATAGACTAGCAAATGGCTTAAATATACCAGGTGGTTGCGGCTGTAAAAAAAGACAAGACAAGCTAAATAAAATGTTTCCATATAGAAAATAACTATGGCTTTTAAACTCAATAATCCTCCGTATACAATAGACAACACTCCAATATATCAAGTAGATATGGAAGACGGGGTTATGGGTAAAGCCAATAACAACGGAACTATTATTATAAATAAAGATGTTCCAATAAATAAAATACAAGACGTTATAAATCACGAAAAGATTCATATAGATCAAATGAACCGTGGCGATCTTGATTACGACGATAAATACGTATACTGGAAAGGTAAAAAATATTTAAGATCAGCAATGCAGGAAGGAAATAAAAAATTGCCTTGGGAGGCAGAAGCATATAAAAACGCATAAAATAAAAAAAATGGCATATACACAAAAACCCGGACGCGGCAATGGAAATCCTATTATGAAGGTGTCCGACAAATTAAAAGAGGGTAGCGGATTAATGTTACTAGGTGATTTAGATAAAGACGGAACGCTGAATGAATATGAAGCAAAGCGCCAGGCTGCTATTGTGGCAAACACTAGCCCGGCTACTATGTATGGTTCTCCTGTAGAAATGAAAACAAACAATGGCCCAATACCTCAGTCTGGATTAAATTATGGTAAGCCAATGAAAAATGTAGGAGATCTTAATAAAACAATATACAAAGCTAAAAAATAAATATGGCTTTTAAAATTGACAATCCTACTGATAATACAGATAACCCCACAAAAGATGAGTTAAGAGATCGGCGTATTGCAGCACGTAAAGCATTAGACGCTGAGCGTAAAAGAGTAATGGGGATTAGAGCTAGAATTGATGAGACCGCTGAAGCCGCCGTGAGGACGGATAAATATACCGTGAATTACGGCGGGGAAGGGCCAGTAACTGGAGCGGGGGTGGTTCCTCAAAAAACATATGAATGGCTAAAAGAAAGAGGAGGCTCGGCTTGTTCACTTTATGCGTGTAGTATAATGCGAGAAGCAGGCGTCACTGTGCCTAATTCAGTTGGGCCAGACGGAGTAACTATAAATAATGTTACGTACAAGCCCGGCGACAAAATGCCGATAATACCGGGCAACGATCAATTTGACTCAGTAGCACCCCAGCTTGGATTTGAACTAAGGCCCGCTGGTAGTACACCAGAAGAAGGAGACGTTACTAGAGCCAGCTACGGGTACGGGGTAACATCTCATTCTACAATTCAAACAGGCGACGGGTTGAATGTTTACAATCCAGGAAACCTTACCTACGGCCTAAAGCAAGCCGCTACTTTTGCAGATCCCCGCGATTTTGGAGGCATGACAAAAAAGGAATCACAAGAATTTTTAGAAGAATTTGGCCACATCCATCGGGATAGTATTAAAGAAAGAATGGTAGACGGAAAAATATACCCCTCCAGATTAATGCAATATGTGGGAGATTTACCAGCATTGCGAAAACAATATAGACAAGCTGCGAAGGCTGCCCCTTACAAACCTGTAACTTTAAAACCAAAACCAATTCAGTTGAGTTCTCCAAAGCCAACGGCACAATTGCCAACTAATATATCAAATTTTTTTAATAGAAATAAATAATTTAATTTAATAAAATGAAAAAGCTAGTTTTTATTTTAGCTTTTCTTTGCTTAAGCATTACCAATGCTCAAGATGAACTTTCTATATCAAATTACTTTAAAATACCAGAAAGTTATAAAAGAATAGTTACAACGGATTACCATAAATGGTTAATCAATAAAGAGATAAAAATAGAGGAAGTGCTAACTTATGATGGTTATGCTGTATATGGGCTGGGTAATTATTATGCGGCAAAGTTTGATTACAGCATTGGTAAAAGAGATTTACATCAGTGCGCAGATGCAGCAATGTACTTTAGGGCTTGGTACCATTTTGATAAAGGTAATGTAGATAAAATAGTATTTACATTCACAGATGGAACAAGGTATAGCTATAGCGAGTTTTTAAAACAAAAAAAGCTAAGCAACACATTTAAAAGCTTTAATAAATATATGGCCGTTATATGGTCTTATGCTGGAACGTGGTCGATAAATAAGTATGACACAAAACATGTAACTATAAATGATATGTCCGCTGGTGATATATTTGTTATAGGCGGATTTCCAGGTCACGCAGTAACTATTGTAGATGTAATAGAAAACGAATGTGGGGATAAAAAAATAATGATATCGCAAAGCTTTATGCCGGCGCAAGATCATCATATATTAATAAATACCGAAAATAATACAGTTTGGTTTAATATAGATGAAGTGCCTAATATAGGTTTTTGGTTTACAGAAAACAATTTAAAAAGATTTAAAATATAATGAAAAAAATTTGGCAGTGGCTTACTGGTTCTGTTATAAAAGAGGTTGGTGAAGTTTTAGATAACTTAACTACAACTAAAGAGGAAAAATTAGAGGCGCAACGCCTTATAACAGAAATACTAGAAAAAGCAGATAAAGAAGCGCAAGAGCAGGTTACAGCAAGATGGCAGGCGGATATGGCTTCTGACTCTAAGTTGTCTAAAAATATAAGACCATTAGTATTAACATATTTGACTGTTATATTTACAGTTTGTGCGTTTTTTGATGGCAATATAGGTGAGTTTAGCATTGCTGAAGAATATATACCTATATTTCAAACACTTTTAGTTACAGTGTATGGGGCCTATTTTGTAGGTCGTAGCTGGGAGAAAGCAAAATCCATGCAATCAAAATAATTAACTTAAATTAAATTAAATGACAAAAATTAAAGATAAGCAATTAACTAAAATACGCGAGCAGCAAAATAAACTAAATGAACTATTAAATCAAGTAGGTTATTTAGAAGCCCAAAAGCACGGGGTGCTGCATGAGTTTGCAAATGTTAGTAAAAAAGTAGAGGATTATAAAAAAGAACTTGAAGCTGAATACGGCCAAGTAAATATTAATCTTGAGACTGGAGAATACACAGAGCTAAATAAAGATGGACAATAATATAAGAAAAATCAGTATTGGCTCTGATTATAAAAACGACGCAATGCACTATTCTGTAGGGCAGCAGGTTTATGGCGGGCACGAAATATCAAATATATTATTTGACAATACTGACAACTCTTACAACATATATATAAAAAAACAAAACGAGGTGTTGCCATGGAAAAAGTTTAATCAAAACATGGCAATATCCGTTGAGTATGATTTAGAGTATTAATGGAAAGCCTGTATAGTTTTATTGTTAAACCCGCAGAGGATAGATACAATAACAAGAAAAAAGTTGGCGACAATGATTTAATATTGAATACCAATATAGAGTCCTTTCGCTATATAAGCAAAGAAGCTATTGTTGTTGCTACACCTAAAGCTTTTAAAACAAATATAGAGCCAGGTGATAAAGTCATTATACATCATAACATATTTAGAAGATATTATGATATTAAAGGCAGAGAAAAAAATGGTAGTACATATTTTAAAAATGATTTGTATTTTGTTAATATGGATCAAGTTTATATGTATAAAAAAGATAAAACCTGGTACACAAATTTAGAATATTGTTTTATAAAACCTATTAAAGAAGACGCTATGTTTTCAATTAATTTTGAGAAGCCCCTAGTTGGTATATTAAAATATGGAAATAAGACGTTAGAAGCGCTTAAAATAAGCCCGGGGGACTTAATTGGGTTTACACCCTTTGGCGAGTTTGAGTTTATTATAGACAACGAGCGCTTATATTGTATGAAATCAAATGACATTGTAATTAAATATGACCGTAAAGGAAACGAAAAAGAGTATAATCCAAGCTGGGCGGCGCGCGGTTAGCGAACTTATAAAAGTTGCAGAAGAAAAAATTATCACTAATACTGAAGATGATGTTTCGGCTGACCGACTTAAAAATGCAGCAGCTACCAAAAAGCTAGCTATATTCGATGCCTTTGAAATTTTAAATCGCATAGAAGAAGAGCAAGCTATGCTTGATGGAAAAGAAAATAATACACGAGCAAGTTCATTTAAAGGTTTTGCAGAAGGTAGATCACAATGATATACGAGCAAACATTATATAAGGTTTTACCTGATCACATTAAAAAAAGCGTGATTAAGAAAAACAACCGTTATAAAAAATGGAAATATGGCTATAACAAAGAATATGACGTTGTAGTAATAAGCAAAACCGGACAGATAGGTGAAATATATGAAATACAAAACCTAAAAATAGCGCTGCCTAAAGAAACAAGCGTGCACACTTTTAAAGCAGACAAATGGGGTAGATTAGATTACCCTAAAGAGTTGCAAAAAATTAAAAGTGTATTTGAATGGAACACGAAGCCTGAGTATTTCAAAGATAAATATTATGACTACATTGATCAAGAATTTAATCGCAGATCGCAGGGATTTTGGTTCTATAATAAGGGCTTGGCTACTTACATCACTGGCACTCACTTTATGTACCTGCAGTGGAGTAAAATTGATGTTGGGGCAGCAGACTTTAGGGAGTCAAACAGACTATTCTTCATATTCTGGGAAGCTTGCAAAGCAGACACAAGATGCTATGGCATGTGCTATCTCAAAAACAGACGGTCTGGCTTTAGCTTCATGGCGTCAGGAGAAACTGTCAACCTTGCGACAATATCTAGTGACTCAAGATTCGGTATATTATCAAAATCAGGAGCGGATGCTAAAAAAATGTTTACCGACAAGGTAGTACCTATATCAGTAAATTACCCTTTCTTTTTTAAACCAATACAAGACGGTATGGACCGTCCAAAAACAGAATTAGCATATAGGGTTCCTGCTTCAAAACTAACTAGAAGAAAACTTGATCAAGGTGAAAACCCAGAAGAGCTTGAGGGGTTAGACACAACTATTGACTGGAAAAATACAGGTGATAACAGCTATGATGGTGAAAAATTAAAACTATTAGTTCACGATGAAAGCGGTAAATGGGAGAGACCTGACAACATATTAAATAACTGGCGCGTAACAAAAACGTGTTTACGTTTAGGATCCAGGATCGTAGGCAAGTGTATGATGGGCTCAACATCTAACTCTTTAGACAAAGGAGGAGGAAATTTTAAAAAACTATATTACGCTTCAGATGTTACAAAAAGAAACCGCAATGGACAGACTAGCTCGGGACTATATAGTTTGTTCATACCTATGGAATGGAACTACGAAGGATTCATTAACTCTTATGGGATACCTGTATTCAACACACCGGAAAAGCCCATTCAAGGCCCTTACGGAGAGTCGATAGATCAGGGGGTTATTGAGCATTGGCAAAATGAAGTTGACGGCCTTAAAAGTGATCAAGATGGACTGAATGAATATTATCGTCAATTCCCAAGAACTGAGCAGCATGCTTTTAGAGATGAGGCTAAAGAGTCTTTGTTTAATCTAACCAAAATATATCAGCAAATAGATTACAACGAAGATTTAAGAAACTCTAGCGTTGTAACGCGCGGAAGCTTTTATTGGGAAAACGGTATTCAAGACACAAGAGTAATATTTTCACCTAATAAAGATGGAAGATTTTTAATATCTTGGATTCCTAATAAAAACCAACAAAACCGTGTAATAATAAAAAATGGTATAAAATATCCAGGCAATGAACATATGGGTGCGTTTGGCTGTGATAGTTATGATATATCAGGAACGACTGATGGCAAAGGATCTAAGGATCTTTGCATGGCTTAACTAAGTTTAGCCTAGAAGATGCTCCGGCTAATACGTTTTTTTTAGAATATATTTCAAGACCACAGACGGCTGAAATATTTTTTGAAGACGTACTTATGGCTTTAGTGTTTTATGGCATGCCAATATTAGCTGAAAATAATAAGCCTCGATTATTATATTATTTAAAAAGAAGGGGCTATAGAGGATTTTCAATGAACCGCCCAGATAAGCTTTTAAATAAGCTTTCGGTTACAGAAAAAGAAATAGGCGGAATGCCCAACTCAAGTGAAGATATTAAACAGGCCCATGCAGCCGCTATTGAAAGTTATATAGAAAATCATGTAGGCTTATTGAGTGATAACACTTACGGAACTACATATTTTCAAAACACATTAGAAGATTGGGGTAAATTTAATATTAACAACAGAACTAAGCACGATGCTTCTATTAGCTCAGGCTTAGCTATAATGGCTTGTAATAAAAACAAATATAGCCCCAGGGCGGAAAAAATAATAAAATCGCATACTTTAAGTATTAAAAAGTATGATAATAAAGGATACAGTTCAAAAATAATATAAATGGTATATAGTAGCTACAATAGTTCATTTCCCGACCAGGTGGTACCCGCGGTGGAAAAGCTAAATTTAGAATACGGCGCAGCTGTAGGCAGAGCTATCGAAAACGAATGGTTTAGAAATAACCGAGGTAATGATAGGTTTACAGCTAACTTCCAAAATTTTCACAGGCTAAAACTATACGCCAGAGGAGAGCAGCCTATACAAAAATACAAAGATGAGTTGGCAATTAACGGTGATTTATCTTATTTAAATTTAGATTGGAAACCAATTCCCGTGATAGCTAAGTTTGTTGACATTGTTGTAAATGGAATGTCGCAAAGGAGTTATGAAATAAAGGCATTTGCTCAGGACCCTGAGTCTTTAAAGAAAAGAACAGATTATGCTGAGCGCTTGCAACGCGATATGACAGCAAAAGATTTTTTAGATAATGTAGAAAGTACATTGGGGCTAAATTTATATTCAACAAACAAAGAGCAACTCCCCAACGATGTAAACGAGCTTTCACTAAAAATGCAGCTTGAGTTTAAAGAATCTGTAGAAATAGCCGAAGAAGAAGCTATTAATACGATATTAGATAAAAATAGATACGACGAGCTGCGAAAGCGGGTTCTTTATGATTTAGTTGTTACTGGCATTGGTGCTACAAAAACAAATTTTAACCCTTCTGACGGTGTAAAGGTTGAATATGTTGACCCGGCTAGTATGGTGTATTCTTATACGGAAGACCCAAACTTTGAAGATTTATATTATGTTGGTGAAGTTAAAACAATATCATTAGCAGAAGTTAAAAAACAATTTCCGTATTTATCAGATCAAGAGTTATCTGAAATACAAAAGTGGGGCAGCAGTCCTAATAATCATTTAAGAAATTATTACGGGGCTGGAACAGACGACAACCAAATTAATATTTTATTTTTTGAATACAAAACATATAACGATCAAGTATTTAAAATTAAAAGAAATGATGCTGGCCTAGAAAAAGCCTTAGAAAAGCCAGATACATTTAACCCGCCTGAAAATGATAACTTTGAAAGAGTGGGCCGAAGCATAGAGGTTTTATATTCCGGGGCTAAAGTACTGGGCTACAATAAAATGCTCAAATGGGATTTAGCAGAAAATATGACTCGCCCATTTGCTGATACAACTAAAATAAAAATGAATTATTCAATTTGTGCGCCAAGAATGTACAAAGGTAGAATAGATTCTTTGGTAAATAGAATAACTGGATTTGCTGATATGATTCAAATAACACATTTGAAAATGCAGCAAGTTATTAGTAGGGTGGTGCCCGACGGTGTTTATCTTGATGTTGATGGCTTAGCCGAAGTTGACTTAGGAAACGGAACAAATTATAACCCAGCGGAAGCACTTAATATGTACTTCCAGACCGGTAGTATTGTGGGCAGGAGCCTAACACAAGATGGTGATATTAATAGGGGTAAAGTACCAATTCAAGAATTACAGTCGTCTAATGGTATGAGTAAACTTTCGGCTTTAATATCTACATATCAGTATTATTTACAAATGATTCGTGACGTAACCGGCTTAAATGAAGCAAGAGACGGTAGTACACCGGATAAAAATGCTTTGGTGGGATTACAAAAAATAGCAGCGGCTAATTCTAATACAGCTACAAGGCACATATTACAGGCTCAATTGTTTATTACGTTATCAACGTGTGAAAATATTGCGCTTCGATTAGCAGACGCTTTAGCGTACCCACTAACAGCGGAATCTTTAAAAAAATCTGTAAGTAATTACAACGTGGGCACTTTAGAAGAATTAGCCTCACTGCAGATGCATGACTTTGGCATATTTTTAGAACTAATGCCAGATGATGAAGAAAAAGCAAAACTAGAGAACAATATACAAACAGCTTTATCGGCTGGATTAATTGGTCTAGATGACGCAATAGATATTAGGAACATTGCAAATATAAAAACCGCTAACGAGTTTTTAAAGATTAGGCAGCAGCAAAAAGCTAAGCGTGATCAACAAGCGCAGCAAGCCAACATTGCAGCCCAAGCTCAAGCAAACGCTCAATTAGCTGAGCAAACCGCTTTAGCTGAAACACAAAAGCAGCAAGTTATAAATCAGCAAAAAATACAACTAGAGCAGGCTAAAGTCCAATTTGAAATTCAAAAGCTGCAACAAGAGGCGGCTATCAAGAAGCAATTAATGGGTGAAGAGTTTAGTTACAACATGCAGCTTGCTCAAATAAACTCTCAAGCTCAAACTGCAAAAGAAAATAATAAAGAAGACCGTAAAGACAACCGCTCTAAATTAGTTGCATCACAGCAAAGCGAGCTTATTAATCAGCGGCAAAACAATACCCCTCCAAAAAACTTTGAATCTTCGGGTTTTGATGTTTTAGGTGGGTTTGGTTTAGAACAATTTGAACCAAAGTAATTTTTTACTAATTATTTAATTATATTATATTATGGCTGAAGTAAAGCAAGAAGGGGAATTTAAAGTTAAACCCCGTAAAATGAAAAACCTAGCTAAGCAAGATAAACCTATTAAAGTAGATCTTGCCGCTAAAAAAGAAGAACAAACTGCAAAAATAGAAGCAGTAAAGGTAGATTTAACAGAAAAAAAAGAAGAAGATGCCGTTCAAACACAAGAGACAAATGATAGCGATGCTATTATCGAAGAGTCCAAAAACAGTAGCGACAGCGAAGAAGTGGTTGAAGAAGTACGGCCCGCCGAAAAAGAATTAAAAGAGGACGTACAAGTAATTCAAGAAATTACAGAAGAAGAAGTTGAAGAAAAAGCTGAAGATTTACAAAATCAAGTACATGAAGCGGTTCAACACTCTACAGAACAAAATATTAATTTACCAGAAAATATTCAAAAAGTTGTAGACTTTATGAATGAAACTGGGGGAACATTACAAGATTATGTTCGCTTAAATGCGGATTACAGTAATATATCTGATGGGGCTTTGTTGCAAGAATATTACACTAAAACAAAACCTTATTTAGAACGTGAAGATATTAACCTCTTATTAGAAGATTTTTCATACGACGAAGAATTAGATGATGAGAGAGACGTACGCAAAAAGAAAATAGCGTATAAAGAAGAAATTGCAAAGGCCAAAAACTATTTGGAAGGCTTAAAGAGTAAATACTACGACGAGATCAAGTTGAGACCGGGCGTAACTCAAGAGCAACAAAAAGCTATGGACTTTTTCAATAGATATAACGAAGAGCAACGCAGTAATGAAGCTATAAGAAAAGGTTTCTTAAGTGGTACTAATAATTATTTTGCTAATGAATTCAAAGGTTTTGATTTCAGTGTTGGTGAAAAGAAATTTAGGTACAACGTTAAAGATACTAATTCCGTTATGGAAAAACAGAGTGATTTAAAAAGCGTCATTGGAAAGTTTCTAAATGACAAAGGAGAAGTTAAAAATTACTCTCAATACCATAAAGCCATATATGCGGCCAGAAATGCTGATACTATTGCCCAACATTTTTATGAGCAAGGAAAATCAGATGCAGTACGCGAGATAACAGCTAAATCAAATAATGTTTCAACTGAAGTCAGACAAAGTGCACCTGATAGCGTGTTTGTAAATGGGTTAAAAGTAAAAGTAATTGGTGGCAATGATTCTTCAAAATTAAGAATTAAAAAAATTAAACTTAACAGCTAAAAAAAAATAAAAAATGGCTATTACACCTTTATTTGGGGACATTGTCCCAACAGCAAAACCTGTACCTACTATTGGTAGTTATCTAGACTTTACTAGTGGAGCAGGAAATGACTTCTCACAGCAATATTTGCCTGAGATTTATGAAGCAGAAGTAGAACGATATGGTAATCGTACACTTTCTGGCTTTCTTAGTATGGTAGGCGCTGAAATGCCTATGACCTCTGACCAAGTCGTTTGGTCTGAGCAAAACCGTTTGCACGTATCTTATGATGCATGTACAATTGCCGCAGCTGGCAACGCAGAAATCGTAATCAACGACGCTGAGAACAAAATCGGTGGTGGTGCCGGGCAACACGCTCACGCTATCCGTGAAAACCAATTGATTGTTGTATTTGATCCAGCTACTGGAACAGAGCAAAAAGCGATTGTAAAAGGAACGCCTACAGCAACAACTGTTGACGCTTATCCTTTTGACGCTAACGCATGGAATGCCACTATTGTAGGCGCGGCTGCATTGAAAGTATTTGTATTCGGTTCTGAGTTTGCAAAAGGAACTAACGGAATGGACGGTGCTGTTGATGCTACCTTCACCCAGTTTAGCAATTCCCCTATTATCATTAAAGATAAATATGAGGTTTCTGGTTCTGACACAGCTCAAATCGGGTGGGTTGAAGTAGCTACTGAAGACGGTACATCTGGTTTCTTATGGTATTTGAAGGCTGAGTCTGAAACTCGCTTACGTTTTCAAGATTATCTTGAAATGTCTGTAGTTGAAGCCGAGCCTGCTGACCAAGCAGCTGGTGGTATTTCTGCTGCTTCACAAGGCGCTAAAGGATCTGAAGGTCTTTTCTACGCTATCGAAGATCGCGGAAACGTACACACCGGAGGTATTGGTGGTATCAAAGCTGATTTTGATCCTATCCTTAAAAACTTGGATACTCAAGGTGCTATCGAAGAAAATATGCTTTTCTTAGATCGCGATACAAACCTACAGTTTGATGATGCGTTGGCTGATATTTCTGACGGCGCGAATGGTGGTACTGCTTATGGATTGTTTGAAAACTCTGAAGAAATGGCATTAAACCTAGGGTTTAGCGGTTTCCGTAGAGGATCTTACGACTTCTATAAGACTGACTGGAAATACTTAAACGACGCTTCAACAAGAGGAAATACTTCTCAGCTTACTGCTGAAGGTACTGACTCTATTGACGGTGTACTTATTCCAGCCGGTACTTCAACTGTATATGACCAAATCCTTGGAACTAACATCCGTAGACCTTTCTTACATGTACGATACAGAGCTTCACAGGCCGATGATCGTAAAATGAAGTCTTGGCTAACTGGATCTGTTGGTGGGGCGGCTACATCTGATCTTGACGCTATGGAGGTACACTTCCTTTCTGAAAGATGCTTATGTGTGCAAGGCGCCAACAACTTTGTATTGTTGAAAAACGCTTAGTAACCAATAATGTAGTAACTACCCTCGTTGTAATAACGGGGGTAGCTATTACTTTTTTTAACTATTTAATTTTATTATATTATGGCAAAAGCTAAAGAACAGACGGATCAATGGGAGATTAAAGACCGTCACTATTATTTAACGGGTAATAAAACACCATTAAGTTTTACTATACCCTCTAGACACAAAGCAAATAGACCATTGCTTTGGTTTGACGCAGAAAAAGCGCAACAAAGAGAATTAAGGTATGCAACTAACATGCCCACTCCTTTTCGAGACGAACAAAGTGGGGAGGCTACATTAGGGCATATATCATTTAAAAATGGGCACTTGCATGTGCCAAAAGAACATCAAGCGCTGCAGAAGCTATTATCATTGTATCACCCATATAAAAACACAAGATATGCTGAGTTAGATACTGTAATGGAAGCTGTTGATGAGCTTGAAATAATTGAGCTTGAAATACAAGCGCTTAATGCAGCAACATCAATAGACATTGATATGGCAGAGGCTATTATGCGTGTTGAGAGCGGCTCAGCTGTTTCTAAAATGAGCTCAAAAGAGCTTAAACGTGATTTATTGTTATTTGCCAAACGTAATCCTAAATTGTTTTTAGAATTAGTAAATGATGATAACGTTCAATTACGTAACTTTGCAATTAAAGCAACGGAAGCAAATATCATAAAGCTTTCGCAAGATCAAAGATACTTTACTTGGGCAACCAACGGTAAAAAGCTTATGACTATACCGTTTGATGAAAACCCATATTCTGCTATGGCTGCATACTTTAAAACCGATGAAGGTGTAGAGGTATTCAAGTCAATAGAGAAAAAGTTTAAATAACATGTAACTATAATAAGGCGGCGGTACCTACATTGCCGCCTTTTATTAAAATATAACAACAAATGGCAGGTAAGCGTAGATAGAGTATACAGAACTGTCTTGTTAATAATGAACAAAGAGCAGCGCGGTTATTTAACCCCTGATGAATTTAACAAGATAGGTGCGCAAGTTCAACTTGAGATATTCAATGAATATTTTGAAGACTTAAACCAACAATTGCGAGTTCCTGAAAATGACAGTGAATACGCAAATAGGGTTAAGAATCTTGAAGAAAAGCTTGCTCCATTTAAAAACGTACCATCTATTGCAACGTACGTTTCAAATTATTTTAACTTGCCAACGCCTTCTTCAATAATTGGGCAAGAGTCGTTTACTACAGTAGCAGGAACGCAATCCTATTATTTTTCAGGCTTACAAGCCGCAGACATTTTAGCAGGCACCCTTGAGGTGTTTTTAGATGGTGCTATAATAAACGAGACTACCGACTATGTTATTTCGCCGGGTGGTGGCTTTATACAATTAGTTGCAATACCAGTAACTGGCTCAACATTGCAAGTTAATTTGTATGAAAATGATTTTTATAAAATTGGCACTGTAATATATAATGACGAAAAAGAAGTTGAAAGGGTTGATAGAAATGATTTTCTTCATATAAATATGTCGCCATTAACAAAACCTACACTTAAATATCCCATATATATATTTGAAAACAATAAGCTATATGTTTATCCCACGACTATTACAAGTGGCATAAAGGCTTCATACATAAAAAAACCTAGAAATATAAACTGGGGCTTTACTTCAAGCGGGAGCGGTTATAACTATGACGCGTCAAGTTCGGTTGACTTCCAACTCCACCAGTCAGAGCAAACTAGTTTAATAATTAAAATTCTTTTATATGCTGGGGTAGTCATAAGAGATCCTCAAATAGTTCAAATGGCTGCGGGAAAAGTTCAACAAGAAAAGGTAAATGAAAAAAGCTAATAAATGGGATTAATAAACGAAACTAATAGACAATATTACGCTGGAGCACAAAGTTTTCAAGCAGTAGGCACTGAAACTGAGTTTCAATTTACTTTTGACGAGCAGTTAAAATTATATAATTCTAATTCATGGGACCCAAACAGTCCGGGTTACGTACAAAATAACTTTGTATTTGAATATAGCTTGACAGGTGTAAGTCCATATACTCCTGTTGCGGTGGAGTATAGTATATCAAATAATAAAATAACACTCGCGGCAGGTGCGTTTGCAATTGGCTATTATAGATTAAGACTCAAGGACCTTAATTATGGTGGTTATTCTTATATATCAATTGATGATATTATAAATAATTTTCTTATGATATATGTTGGTGAAGGGAAATTAGTACCTTCAATGAAGCGCACGGATTTAATGTTTTTTGCTAAAAGAGCAATGCAGGAGTTTAGTTATGATACTTTAAAGTCCGTAAAAGCTCAAGAATTAACAATCCCAAATAACTTAAGTCTTCCATTACCTCAAGACTATGTTAACTATGTTAAGGCTTCTTGGACAGATGGTATGGGCATCAAGCATGTTATATATCCAACCAGACTAACGTCTAACCCTACAGAAATGCCAATACAAGATGGCAAAGGTATACCAACGCAAGATAACTTTGATGATAATATAACAGGCACTTCAATAGCTGAAGAAAAGTGGAAAGCCGCCGATATGAAAAAAATTACCGGTGCGTATAACGAAGCCTTCGAAGATGCAGGTATTGATAACTTTGCCTATAGTAGAATTGGTAAAGGCCAAAGATACGGGGCAAATCCCGAAACTACACAGGTTAACGGATTCTTTACTATAAATGAAAGAGAGGGTAAGTTTTCATTTTCAAGTGATTTAGTTAATAAAGTTATTATATTTGAATATATTTCAGATGGGTTAGCTTATGACACTGACATGCGCGTTCCTAAGATGGCCGAGGATGCCTTTTATTCGCTCATACTCTACTCCGTTTTATCCGGAAGGGTAAACATACCAGAGTATATAATTAATCGCGTTAGAAGAGAAAAATCAGCAAAGTTAAGAAATGCTAAAATTAGACTTTCAAATATTAAGATTGAAGAGATCACGCAGGTATTAAGAAATAAATCTAAAATAATTAAACACTAATGGCTGAGGCTAAAAATAGTTTTCTAAAGGCAAAAATGAATCAAGACCTGGACGACAGGTTATTGCCTAATGGTGAATACAGAACCGCTCAGAACATACTTGTTGGTAAATCTGAAGAAGACAGTGTTGGCACACTTGAAAATATAAAAGGTAACAAGCTGATAGCCGCTACCGATTTAGGCGTCTTTCCGCCATATGGCCCCGCTTATATTATTGGCTTTCTTATGGACGAAACCAATGATAGAATATACACTTTTTTAACTAACTGGACTGAATTAGGCGACGCTCCAAGCGACGCGTATTGCTCTATTAGAGTTTTAGAGGTTGGTAACGGTGAGCAATATACGTCTTTGGTTGAGGGCAGCTTTTTAAATTTTTCAACAAGAAATAATATTATAGGTGTTAATCTTATAGAAGATTTATTATTTTGGACAGACAATAGAAATCAGCCAAGAAAAATAAATGTAGAAACAGCAAGAAATAATTCTACATATTATACAAAAGAAGACCATATATCTGTAGCAAAGTATAACCCATATTTACCTATTGAGCTATACAGAGAAGAAGTAGAAAAAGTTACAGCTGTAAGTACGAATACAATAACTGTTAACAGCAACTTAAGCATTGCTGCTGGAATGACCGTATTGACCGTTTCAGCTGCTAACCCAGCAACGGGGATCAATGCTAATTCCTATTTATTAGTGCAAAGCGTAGATAACACCTCCGCAACCTCAACAGTAATAACTCTTTCTGAAGATGTATCTACAACTATAGCTGTAAATGATACAGCTTATTTTTTAGGGTCTACAATGACCGACAAGTCTGGTATTACTACATGGCCAGGCGATCCCAATTACTTAGAAGATAAATTTGTAAGATTTGCTTACAGATTTAAATTTGATGATAATGAGTATTCTATATTTTCACCATTTACACAAATAGCCTTTATACCAAAACAAAAAGGTTATTTTATAAATGGCGATCAAAATAAAGCGCTTAGCAGTTCTGTGCTAGATTTTTTTGAAAATGGAATAAATGATATAGAGCTTATTATACCGCTGCCAGACGCAGCTAATAACATTGAAAATTCTTACAAAATAAAAGAAATTGAAATTCTTTATAAAGAATCTGATAAGCTTGCTGTAAGGATATTAGACACTATACAAACGCCAATAGATAGCGCAGACGGTTATTATGTTTATTCTTATCAGTCAAGGAAACCAAAAACAACAATCGCTAAAGATCAGACCACAAGGGTATATGACAAAGTGCCCGTTAAAGCTTTTGCTCAATCAGTAGCAGGAAACAGGGTAATATATGGTAATTTTCAAACAAAACATACACCACCTAGCAACATTGGGTATAATGTTTCTGTACAGCAAAAAGGTGGAACCACTGGGGCGACTAACTTTATAGAGCACCCAAATCACACATTAAAACAAAATAGAAATTATCAAGTAGGCTTTGTATTATCAGATAAATTTGGAAGGCAGTCTGACGTAATACTGTCGTCTCCAACACAAAGTGTTATTGACGCAGGGGGTATTATATTTTCAGGATCTACTATATATGCAGAATACATAGAAGATGAACCGGCAGGATCTGGTGTTCCTGATAATAAATATATAGACTCATCAAAAGCTGATTGGCGTGGTAATGCGCTATTTGTGGCTGTAGACTCACCTATACAATCAACTAGAAGTTCAGTCACGGGCGCCCCCGGTCTTTACGCCGATATTGTGGGCAGTGGTTTTGATTTATTGTTTGGTCAAATTCCAACAATAAACGGCAACACATACACATTTGTTGTTGATTCAGCTGGGCTAACAGGAGTACCTTCAGAAGGTGAATACCTAAAAGGGGAGTATATAGATTACGTTGAAATTACTAGCATAACTGGTAGCGGGACTATTGCGGATCCATACATTATAACAACCAACGGACAAGCGGACAGTTCATATTTAAAAGACCCACTTTTACCCAGTACAGCCGCAGACACCAAATTTAGTTTTACTATAAACCCGCTTGGATGGTATTCTTATAAAATTGTTGTAAAGCAAGTTGAGCAAGAGTATTATAACGTTTATTTACCAAGTGCAGTTGCCGGCGGAGTAATATACCCGAATAGTACAGATACGAATGCTAATACTACTTATTTGTCGCTTATAAACGATAATATTAATAAAATACCGAGAGATTTATCTGAAGTCGGCCCCGACCAAAGACAATATAGAAGTAGCGTTAAACTATTTGGTAGAGTTAACCCAACCGTGGATACGAGTTCAGAGGACCCGGCAACATATGTTTTTGGCAATGAGCAATTTTATCCAAACAAAAGGTCGGACACATCGACCAACATAGGGCAACTAGAGACGGTGTTAAGCGCTACAGCTCTTTCAACTGAAAACTTCATGTTTCAAGCAGAAACAGACCCTATTGTAGTTAGGGTATCTACTGAAAAACAATTTGGCTTAGACGCAGGGGTATTTAATACTCAACAAACAAGATTTCAATTAGCTGTATATGAAACAGATCCTTTTGTTTCAGCTATTGACATATTTTGGGAAACTGCATCGGCGGGCTTAATATCAGACTTAAATGCCGATGTTTTTGTTGGCTTTGAGGGTCCAGTAGGCTTTCAGCCTATTCAATGGGATTTTCCAGAAAGTAAAGAAATAGGGGAAGACATTACAACAGACTTTGCCCCGATTAATGTTCAAGGAAACGCACTAGCTACAACAGCATTAAATTCAGTGAATGGGTTTACAGTTACTTCAGGTAGGGGAGATGTTACTAGCGATTTTAGTATTTCGCAAAATTCCGGCGGGGAGTACAAAATATCTTTAGTTAACCCTTATACGTTTGTAGTTGACAGCGATGAAAAAGATGAGTTTACGTTTGAGCTAAACATTGTAGACCTTTTGCCTAATTCAATTTGGGAACAAACAACATTATCTTTTACTGAAAAATTAACTAATGTAGTACCCTCTTATGCATTTCCTGTTCCATCCAGTCCATATTATTATATAAATGACACATATACAGCAGGGCAAACTATTCATGATTTTGGAGACTGGGCTAATAACGCAAGGAATAACGGTGATTATAGTTCAAACGACGGCCCGGGAACTATACCAAACAACACGGGGTTAGTTTGGGAAATAACAGCAGGTAACAGTGACGGTTATTTTGCTGTTAACCCTAACACGGGTGTATTAACATTAACTAGCGCAGGTGTAAACGCGGGGGTGGGTACATATTGCCTAGACTTAAAATTAACCGACGCATCAGAGGGAGTTGGGGCGCTTAGCGTAACCAAATCCCCCTGTATTGTAAAAGGCTATCCTCCCATAAATAATGGAGGCAGCGCTGGAGGCTCAAGTAGTTTCTGGCAGCCAGGCGGTCAATGCCCGGGGCTAACCCAAGACGGTAGCTCAACAGGCACATTTATTTACTATTTATCTGATAACACTATACCTAATAATCAGCTGCCAGAACAAGCTAATAACTACGGCAATGACGGCACTACTCCAACCCCACCATTTAGAATGGGAGATGCCTTAGACCAAGGTCAAATGCTGGTAAATTTTCAAGGCACTTTTGAGGTTAACCAAACTTCTTGTGATGGAAATGAATACAATTCGTCTTCAGAGCAGGTTATTAAATTTAGAATATATTATAGAACTTCTAGTTCTAGCGGGTGGAATCTTATAGATGATTTAAATAATTACCAAAACGTAGAAGGTTTAAGAAACGGGTTCACATATACTATGAGGAGCGATTATAATGCTAGCACTGGTGTTCAAAACGATCTTCATGCGAATGTTTACGCTGCGTATGGGAGCATCGGAGAGTATTGTTTTGTTGTTGAACACGGTGGGTTTTATGATGGTGATGGAAATTCACCCTATTTGATTTATACTTATGATCATGGCATTAGTGTTGTTGACTTGCACGATTCCACTAATCCAAGCAAATTTTCAATAGACACATCCGGTAGCTCTACGGCTATATGCAAAAGCAACGATACCACGCCGTTTGTTTATTCCAGCGCAAAGCTTCCTGATTATGCCGAAATTTTATTTGAGGACGCAGCCCTTTTAACGGTATTCCAACCTACAGTAGGTAGCCAATATTTTCCATTAAGAGTTAATGAAGTAAATGGTGCTTCCGCCGATGACAAAACTAGGGCGTCCACATCAACACCTGCGTATGGCGGGCATGAAATTACAGTGAACCCAATATTAAACTCTAACGGTTCTAAGCTAACTACAGCCTCTGGCGCGTACGCGGTTATTAAATATGACCATAATATTTCAGGGTGCTTGAGTCTAGTTGGCTCACAGCCACCCAATAGGCAACTAATTATAACGTAATAAACTTAAATAATAGGTGATTAATTAATATATGGCAGCTATAATTGAACTAAAGTATTTTAACTCTTTTTGGTTAAAGAAGATACAAAGCATTGCTGACGTTTTACCCAGTTCAGCTGACGGAGGTGCTGAAGGTGTTTTCCAATCCCAAAGCGGGGCTACAATAACTATTAGCCCTGGCTTAACTGAAAAACAAATGAACGTAGGCCAAAAGGTTACATGCAATTACGGCACCAGCGATTTTTATGAAGGTTTTATAGTTGAGCGTACAAGTGACGATACTTTTGTTTTAAATGAAGCACCGAACCCAGCTATAAGCGGTTCTGTTCAAATTCAGTTTGGACCTATAGAAGATTTTTCTTCAATACCTCAAGCCTACACTGTTGAAGCTGAACCTAATTCAGATTGGTTTATAGAGGAAGCAAGAATACGCGGCGGCTATAACAACACTTCTGTAGACTTTGGCGTTAAGGCATACGCTATAGACGAAGTTAAAAACGCTGAAAATAGAATTAATGCTATGATTTATTCTGGTATTTATAATTCAAAAACAGGTATTAATAATACGAATCAGTTTTCTGCAGCAGAAGATATTACAAAAGCAGTTGACCCTGCTTATGGTTCAATACAAAAGCTTTTTGCTGAAGACTCTAATTTAATTATATTTCAAGAAGATAAAGTTAGCAGGGCTTTAATTGACAAAGACGCAATATACACGGCGGAGGGAAATCCTGTTACAACTTCAACTGATTTAGTTATAGGGCAAGTACAACAGTATGGTGGTGCTTATGGAATATCTAAAGATCCAGAAAGTTTTGCGGTCTATGGCTACAGAAAGTACTTTTCGGACAGAAAGCGAAATGCCATACTTAGGTTATCTATGGATGGAATTGAAGAAATATCACGCTACGGCATGAGCGACTTTTTTAGAGATCAATTATCTAATCAAAGTTTAAACCTTAAAGTTGTTGGCGGATATGATTTACATACAAAAAAATACGAAATTTCTATATTAAAAAGCGGCCAATATACAAATTTATCTGGGGAGCTAGCCTATAATGCAGGTATATACGAAACATTATCATTTGACGAAAGCGTTAAAGGCTGGACAAGTTTTTACACATATGGTCCTGATTATTTAGGTAGCTTAAAAAATAAGTTTTACTCATTTAAACAAGGTAAAATATACGAGCATTACGATAATGATAACACACGCGGCACATTTTATGGTTTCGATGTGCCCGCTTCTGTTACTTTTATATTCAACCCCAATGTGTCTGCAGTTAAAAACTTTAAAACCGTAAACTACGAAGGGACTACGGGTTGGGCTGTATCAGAAATAACAACAAATGAAGATAATGGTGAATATATAAGCTATTATACGCCTAATACAAATCAAGCTAGTTTAGAGAATAGTTTATTTAGTAATAAATTTACAAGAAAAGAAGATAAATATTTTGCTAACATAAAAAATTCAACCCCTCAAAACAATGGTGAAATTGTGTTTGGAAGATCAATGACTGGTCTTAAAGGATTTTTTGCAACGGTCACAATGACAATTGCGGAAAACCCAACTTATTTTAAAGAATTATTTGCAGTTTCTACGGAATACGTAGAATCATCTTATTAAATTAAATTATATGGAATTAAAAGCACGTTTACTAACAGACAACGATTGGGAAACATTATGTAAATGGTGGGAAGCATGGCCTAAATGGGTTAATCCACCTAAAAGCTTTTTACCTGATAATGGTAAAGGCGGATTTATGATTGAAAAAAATGGTAAACCAATATGCGCTGGATTTATATATTTAACAAATTCTGACGCGGTATTATTGGAATGGATTGTGTCAGATCCAGAATATAGAGATAAAGATAGAAAGCAAGCTTTGGAGTTGTTAATAACAACAGCAGAAAATGCCTGTAAAGAATTAGGTAAAGTACACATGTTTAGTATCGGAAGAAACAAACATTTAATAAGAACACATGAGAAACTAGGGTGGACAGTTGATAAAGACCCATCTCATGAATTAATAAAAAACATATAAATTATGGCAGTAGTAGCAGCAGTCGTAGGCGGCGCAATGGCGGTCGGTGGAGCAGCGGCCAGCGCCTCCGCAGCGGGTAAAGAAGCAAAAAGAGCGGGTCGCGCGGCCAAAAGCGCGAGACTGCGTATGGAAGCTATTCAAAATAACAGACAAGCAGTTATAAACCCATACGAAAATTTTGAAAGCGTAACCGGTTTAGCTACGGATTTACAAAATACCATGAGCAACCCTTATGCTAATTTAAGCGTAGCTACGCAGGCCGCTGAATTTCAAGCGGAGGAAGCAGACCTTGCTTTAGCAAATACTCTTGACACTCTTATGGCTACTGGTGCAAGCGCAGGCGGCGCGACCGCATTGGCGCAGGCAGCTTTAGAAAGTAAAAGAGGTGTATCTGCAAGTATTGAATCGCAGGAAGCCACTAATGAAAAGATGAAAGCTGAAGGCGACCAAAAGCTACAGGAAAGACAAGCTGCGGAAGCGGTGCGTATGCAGAATATTGCTTTGCAAGATGAGCTAAGACTCCAGTCTGCCGAGGCACAAGGTAAAGCTTATAAATTTGAAATGAAAGAGCAACGAGACGAAAACGACCTTGGGCGTTTAGCGGGAGAAAGGCAACAAGCTTTAGCACAACGAGCGGCGGCAAAAGCCGGTCAAGCGTCAGCCTTTAGCGGATTAGCATCAATGGGTGGAAGTATACTTGGCACAGCAATACCAGGATTAGAATAAACAAAAAATCAATATGGCAAACACAATAAATTGGAACGCCCCTACGATAAAAGCAGGTAAAATATCAAGCAAGAGCGGTGGAGGCGGAAGTACTGCCACTCCAAACTGGACCAATATAGGCCGTGATATTGCGTCTATTGGACAAAGTATTGCCGCTGGTATGCAGGTTAGGCAGCAAAATATTCGCTACGAAAAAGAACAGCAACTAAAACTTTTGAAAGAAAGGAATGATAGAAACGAATTGCTTTATGATCAAGTAGCTCAAATAGACACTTTGCCAAACAATGTATTTGAGCAAAGCAAAAACCAAATGTTGTATAGTTTAATGGATAGATACATTGCTGTTAAAGACGCCATGAATGACCCTAGCAGCGGGTTGGATCCAGCTGTAGGTAGAAGGGCTTTAGAGGAAATTAATGCCACAGTGGCTAAATACAAACAATACGCACCTACAATTCTTGCCGCGGCTAGTGAATTAAAAAATGCATTAGATAAACCATTTGGCACACCTGGTGCTATTGCCGGCGGTGTCCCGACTGAACAACAAAAGTTATTGTTGTCATTAATAGAAGGCGGAGATGTTAAGATCACAGACAAAGACGGTGTTTTTTATTTATATAATGATGATAAAAATGGTAATGTGCAAAATGTATTTAACGTAGATGAATATATGCGTGTTACTAAAAACGGAGAAGAGCCTTTTAGTTATTTTAGAGAAATAATAAACACTGAAGATGAAGACAAGGGAGCAGTTGCTTTGTTAGGTACTGCGGCAAATCCGGTCGGCACATATTACGACTATGAAACAGACACTTCGGCGGATGGTAAAACAGAAATAAGAAATCTTACTTGGAAAACAGATAAAAATGTTCCTGTTGGTCTAGAGGCTGCCATAAGAAATATTGCCGCTACTGGATACAACTACCTAACAGCTGACCCTGAGGCTAAGCAAGACATGGAGGATCTGTGGAATGATGTAATTGGCGTTGACAGTAAAGGCGTAACAGGTCAAGATGTTGTTTGGGATCCTCAAGATAAAACCAAAAAAACATATCAAGTTAAAGGATATACTAATGATCAAGGGCAATTTGTATTTGACCCCAAAGGAAACGAATCTCAAACCTATAAAGACGTATTTGGCAATGAATTAAAATTAACTCAGGATGAATTTGCAAAAAGGTGGTTAGCAGAAAATGCTATACACAAGTATGCGCCGCGGCCAATGGCGGTAAGTGCTTCAAAAACATCGGACGACGACAGTGGTTCGTACTATGAGATTGACAGCGCTGTTAGCCAGTTAAAACCTCTAATTAGTACAGGATATTTTAAAGGCAGTCAAGCTAGTTTCCAATTAGTAGATGAAGGAGATCCTTCAACCTGGTACTATGCGCCGCTCCTTACTGTTCCTGGCCAAACAAGTGTTTATGCGCCAAGTCAAAAGTTTAAAATTAATGTTTATAAAACCGATAAAGACGGTAATGTAAAGAAAGATAAAAAAGGTAATCCTGTAATTGATTACACAGGCCTACGCGCAGGAATGGGCTCAAAAAGAAAATCACAATAAAATATAATTAAGTATGTATAAAAATGCTTCAGGTAGAACAGTAAGTATTGAACAAATGAAATCTTGGGCGGATTCAGAAGGCGTGAGCATTGAAGAATACGCTTCTATGAGCGGTTTTACTTTAGTTCAAGAAGAAATAGAAACCCCAAGTGAGGAGGGAAAGGAAACGGGTGTTGCAGCAACGGATGCGAGTGCAATGCCTGTAATAGTGCCGGAAAATGCATCCGAGATTGCAGTTGTAGAAACGGGGGATCCTGTAGAAATGAAAGTGCCAAAGTCGGAAAATCTTATCGCTTTGGAATCCAGATTGGAAGAACTTTTATTGGCGCAGAGATCCAAAAGAAACAAACCAGGAAGTAGCGCAAGATTAATTGGCCGAAAAATAGCAACTTTAAAAAGAGATATACAGCGGGAAAAAGAAACTGTTTTTGCGCCTGAAAAAGGGCCAAGCCTAGAAGATCCATTTAGCTTAGTAATGGAAACGGAAGAAACGGTTGAGGCTATTTTAGAAAAAGAATATCCTATTCAAATAATGCAAACAGACATTAGAAATGCTGTTATGTATAAAAATCCTACAACAGGGGAGAATCAATATATAAATTTAAAACCATCGTCATACGAAGAAAGGTTAAATACAGCTAATCAAATTAATGAATTAAAAAATTCATTTGAAACGCTTACAGCTGAAGAGTATGGATCACAAGTTGTAGATACTTTTATAGATAGGTTTGAACAAAGCACGGAAAAAGCTGATATTGATCAACTTAACTATGGTCTTGATGGTACTGGTTATGAAATAAGTACAAATGTAGACTTCTTACCCTCTGCAGACATAAGACAAGAACCAACTGCTATTACTGTATTTGATATTAAAAAAGACGGTAAAGTTGTTCAATCTGGTTTAAACAAAAATACTTTAGCTGATTTTTTTAATAATAATCTAACCCCTGAAGACGAAGATATTCTTAAAAACAATTCATTTAAAGCCTATGAAGCTTTTGAAAATAAAGTTGTAAAAAGAAAAGAAGCAGAGGGTAAGAAAGTAGACGAACTAGATATGACTAGGGGCTACTTAGATTCTGGTAAGTTTTCAGAAAGACTAGCTTTTACATTAAGTGATCCAAAATTAGGTTTAGGGTTTACGCAAGATGAGGCTAATATTGTTAAAAACTACATAGATAATAGGGAAGACAAGCGTAAAACAAAATATACTACATATGGGGCCGCGACCACGTCATATACTATGTCTCCTCAAGACTACGTGCAGTATAAGACAGATCTTAGCGATTTACCAGACGAGATTAAAGCTAAGCTTACGCCTGAGTTATTAAAATCTGTATTTGAACAAGGTTACGAAAACTATAAGACAGCAGAGTTAGATTCACGCATGGTAACCATACAAGAAGCTATGATGAAAGAGTCGGGTAAAGCTAACCTACTTAAGCTTGCTTACCGTTTTGATAAAGAAGATGTTGATTTATATAAAGAAAGTAAAAAAGAATACAAGGAAGAGTTAATTAAAACTCGTGATCATATTGCTAAAACTATTGTTAATGAGGCTGAAAGAATATCAAAATCTACGCCAAACGTTGAATTTAAAGTAGATAACATTGATGGTCAATATATATTTACAGCAAATCAAACAAAAAAAGGTCTATCTGAAGAAGAGCAAAAAGAGGTAAATTTAGCAATGGGGCAATGGTATAAGCTTCAAAATTCCACTATGTCCGCTCAGTTTGATTACAACCAGAGTGCGCAAAATTATGTGCAAGACATTGCTCAATTCCAACAAAAAAGACAAAACAGAGAAATAACACCAGGAGAGCTATTTGACCTTAGCATGAAAGAATATGACACAGGAGCGTTATTAGCTAAAGATCTTAATGATGCTTTTGCTGGATTAGCGCTTGCAGTGCCAACCGTATTAGGTGGATCTGATTATGCTGTTAAAGAGCAAGAAAGATTGCAAAGAAAAAATCAGCAATTTGAAACCATGCTTACTTATGATCAAGCATTAGCGCAAGGTAGAGCTGGCTTGTTTGGCTTAAGAACACTAGGGCAACAAGCGCCTAATATTATATTAGCTATAGGAACATCTGGAGCGGGTACAGCACTAGGCATGAGCAAAATAGCCACCCAACTAGCTGTTGGTACTCAATTTGGGGTATCTTCAGGGGCTCAAAAGTATAGAGACTTAGTAATGTCCCAAAAACTTGGAGAAGACGCTAAGAATCAAAAAGAATTAAATCGTGTTGCTTATGAGTCTGGCTTAATAGACTATAATACTTACGCATCAAATGAACTTGATCTTAATAAAACAATAGCAATGGGTGATCTTACGGATCAGCAAATTGTGAATGCCGCATGGGCAACTGGTTTTATTGAAGGTGGGGTAACATCATTTATAGGTACTGCTCCTAACTCGTTAAAAGCAATTAAAGACTTTTCAAAAAGCGGGATAAATATATCCAATTTTTTATATAAAAGTAATTTAAAAAAGCTTGGTATGGCAGGTCTTGAGCTTGGAAAAAGACTAGGTGGAGAGATAATTGAAGAAGAAATTATATACCTTGGCGACACTGTACTTAGTGAAGGGCTTATTCTTGGCAGAGACATGGACTTTAGCCAGATTGACGATACCGCTGTATCTGCTTTTATTACATCAGGCGCCATGTCTACACCGGGTGTTGCATACTCTGCGCTAATGAATAATGCAGCTACCGTGGAGTTTCAAAAAGATATTAATGGTTTAACCCAGGATATACAAGACTTAAGTATAAGTATACAAGAATCCACAGACGCTAGCTCAAGAGATATACTTATTGCGCAATTAGCCACTAAAATGAAAGAGCAAGGCTTTGCTGTTACAGGTTTGGAGGTTGACGCAATAGCATTGGGTGGTGATAATCAAAAGAAACTGCTTGGTCTTGGTAGACTAGAAAAAGAGTTAATGTCTGAAGCTGGCGTAAGACCAGAAGACACTCCAACAATTGCTGAAGAAAAAGTAAATAACTATAAAGCCAAACTAAAGAAAGAAGGTAAAAACCAACAGGCTGAAAATTTTGACATTAGAAGAGCTACTATTAAGAAGCAGCAAGATCAGCTTAAAAAAGATGTTAATTACGATCGCGTTGAAAACTCACTAGGGCCATCTGGCAAAAGAATAAAACAAAAGCTTGAAACAACCGACACCAATAAGGCAAATGAATATCGTTCTTTAAACAAAAAAGATAAGCTTGCTTTTATTATTAATGAAATTAGAAACGAGCAAAGATTAAGTCACGTTAAGATAGCTAAAGAATCACCTGCTATTGTTAAGAAAGTTGAAAGCTTAGTAGATGCAAATGGTAAACCATTGTCTAAAACAGCAAAAGAAAAAGCATATGCTAATGCTGGGGCTAATTTAATGTTTAATAAAGGTAGAGCAATAACCTTAAGCACAACCGCAAAAGCATCTTCAGAAATAGTTAACACTGCTGATTTAAAAATACTAGAGGTGTCTAATAAAAAAGAGGCACAAAAGCTATTAGAAGACACTGATTTGGATGATGATGCTAAAAATGAAATATACGCATCGTTAGAAAAAGAGGGTAGTAATGGTTTTATATATAATAATAAGTATATTACTTTTAACAAAGATCGTGCAGAAGCCGCAATAAAAGAGGGTAACATACTGCAGTCAACCGCTATAGTGCACGAAGTAGCGCACGCTATTGATGATCGTGTTTTTGATACGCCTGAAAAACAAAAACAATACGCAGATAATCTTCATGCTAGACTATCTCAGCCTGATTTAGCTGGTGTTGATGAACAGGTTAAAAACGTATTAGCAAACAGAGATGATCTTGCTGATGATGTTGGTAAAGAATGGAAAGACACAAGTGCCGCATACAAAGATGAGTATACAAAAGTTGCTCAAGAAACTTTTTACGCTTTTGAGGCTGAGCTTAATCAAGAGGCCAAAAGATCCAAAGAAAGTTTTTTTAATCGTATTAACACCAGCACACCTGAAGGCGCTTTAAACTATATGCTAAACCGTAACGCTGACTTTAGAGAGGGTAAAATTGGTAAGCGTATACAAAATAAAGTTAAAAAAGGGCCTAAAAAGTCTTCACTAAAAGGTAAATCATCATTTAGTGCGCCTGATAGTTTTAATACTGATGACAGAGATAGAATGTTTCAAAAAGGAGACGACGCGTTTAATGAGGCAGCTTCTTTATACGGTTTGCCGTTAAGCATAGATCAAAATGGTAAGCCTAATTTTACAAAAGAGCAATGGGATGCTGTTCCTGAAAATACTAAGCTTGTTATAGGTTTTATGGTGGGCGAGCGGTATGCTTCATATGTAGCATACAGAATGAAATCCAGAGATCAAGTCCCTAGATACGATGAGTTCAAAGATGAAATAATAAATAGAGCCGCAACAGGTACTCAAAAGGGAGATGACGGTATACCTTTCCTAATAAAATCCTATAACCCAGCCAGTGGTACAAAACTTAGTACTTATATATATGGCCAAATAGACAATAGATTACAAGGCGTAATTAATAAAACAAAAGGGTTTGGAGAGATTACGACTGAGGCTGCGCCATCTGAGCCGGGCAGAAAAGAACTTGTAAGCAAAGAAAAAGCTGATGATACTTTAAAAAGAAAAGAGCGCGAAGCTAAAGAAGTTAAAAAAGAATTTCCACAAATAACCGATGAGGTTATTGTTCTTGATAAAGAAGGAAACGCAGTATCAATATCTAATCAAGTTCAAAAGAAAGTAAAAGACGGTGTTAAGGTGGCATATGCTACAACTAAGTTTACAGCTCCTATTGGTAGTAAAAAATTTAGGACTGAGCTTGCCAATGCAATGCGTAATAAATTGGGTAACTTATTCAAAAGCATTATGGATCGCGGCGCTAACTTTGATAATACTGAGAAAGTTGGCAACAAAGAAAAAAGAGCTAACTACGATTCGTTTGTAGATAGAAACTTTCAGAATGTGTATAACATAATGCCTAAGTCTACAATTTCAGATAGATTTCCGTTTTTAATGGAGGAAATTACAAATGAAGATGGATCGCCAAATTACATGTCAGTTGCCGAGGTAGAGGCCTACAACGACGCTATCGATCGTGGGGCTATAAGAGGTAAGCGTATTGCAAATAAGTATGCAAACAATCGTAAGTTTAAGAAAAGAAATTATGATGGCCAAGTTAAAAAAGAAGGTACTGAGTATTTAAAAGCTAACGATAAAGCGACTAATGTTCGTAATGCGCGTAAAACTTCGTTTGCAGATGTCATTGCTGAAGAAGCTGCTTTTGATGTATTACCAGAAGTACTAAGAGAAAGCGGATTAGCCAAAGAAGCTGAAATTACTGAAATTGAAAAACAAACAGGTAGAGGCAAATTTTCCGTTGGTAGAATGGATCCTACTGAAAGATTTAAATTTGATTTAAATAAGGACTTGTTTTTTGATCGTGTTATGAGCCTTCAAAATCTTAGTAAGGGTAACATTAAGAAAGTATTTTTAACTACATATGGAGCGCTTGATTTTGATCCTAAGATTATAGATGGTGTTGCTGAGCAGTTTGCAAATAGACTTAAGCCCGTTAGTAAAGCAGATGAAAGCTTGCCAGCCCCAGCGTTTAAACAAATACTAATTGACATATCCAATCAAGCAGACGAGGCTTTAGCACTGCAAAAATTAGTAGGCGCAACTAAAGCTATATCAGTTTTAAGTAATGATGAAGGCACTATACTTCTTAGTCGAGGAGCAGTAGTTGAAAACTCTCAATTAATAGTAAATGAGTTGGGTATCGAAGGGTTCCAATTATTATGGACATTTAGTAAGCCAACCTATTCAGCGTCGGGAGCAATTGGAAAGGGATTTGTTTTTGAAAATGGAAAGCTTGTTAAAAGCGAAAGAAGCAGAGGCGGAATTGATTTATTTAGCGGAAAAGTTGATATTGAAAATAACTTATTAAAAGCAATCAAACTTCCAGGTGGTAAGAAAATAAAAACAATAGAAACCAATAAAATAACGCTGGAAAGCGGAGAAATTATAACAAGAAAATATAAACTGCCACCCGCAAGCGTGCAGGTAGGAATGCTTAAAGATGGCTACGAGTCTAATCCAGCCGATATTAAAGCGGCCCAAACATTTGTAACTAAGTTTTTTGAAAACTTAAATAAGCAGGATGTTGACTCAAACACGAAAGCTTTAATGATAGCTACTTTTAACGACGGCTCAAATAACGCTTTAAGAGCCTCCGCTCCAGTGTGGGGTAAATCTAAGGTAATGCCTTATGCAAATTTAAACCGTATTAAAAAAATAAGAAACGGCAAGGTAGTTAGGGATAAAAAAGGTAAAATTGTTTTTGAAACGCCTTATAGGTTTGAGCACGCTATTCCTGCTCGTGTGGTTTTGGCTTATTTATATGACTACCATGTTAATGATAATAAAGACATCAACATTGAATCCCTTTGGAGTGATTATAGAGTAACTATTATTCCAACTGCAGAAATGGACAGTGTATTAGATGATGCCGGATTTAGCTCTATAACCACGTCTAATTATGTTCCTGGAGAAACAGCATGGCATAATAGGTATTATAATTTATTTACAAGAGGACGTATGCCATATGCAATGGTTAGCTATGATGGCAAAGAAACTGTAGGCGAATCATACGAGCAATACTTTAACGAAAAGGGTAAAAACCCTGTGGTTAAAGCAGACGCTACGCAGGAAATTGAAGAAAAAAGAACTGCGGATAAAGCAATGGCTAATGCTCGTAAGGGTAAATACTCTATAACGCCTAAGGGTATTAGTGTATACGATTTCGATGATACTTTAGCTTTTAGTAAAAGTCAAGTTATAGTTAAGATGCCCGCGGGCAAAGACATGCTCGATATTGCAGCTCGTAGATTATTTGGCGAAACAGCGCTAAAAAATAAACCGGGATTCTTAAAAACATTTGACAGCCTTAACGAAGAACAGCAAGCAAAAGTTTTGCAAGATGTGCCGCGAGCAACAAGAAAAATTACTCCCGCTGAGTTTGCTAAAAGCAGTGAGCAATTAGCTGCGCAAGGGGCTACATTTGATTTCAGCGAGTTTAATAAAGTTGTTAAAGGAACCCCCGGCCCATTAGCGCCAAGGCTTAAAAAAGCAATTGGTAAGTTTGGCAATAAAAATATATTTGTATTAACGGCTAGACCCGCTGAGTCCGCAAATGCTATACACGCATTTTTAAAAGGCATAGGTTTAGAAATACCTCTTGAAAATATAACTGGACTTGCCGACGGCGCCCCTGCTGCAAAAGCTAATTGGATGGTTGGAAAAGTAGCCGAAGGATATAATGACTTTTATTTTGTTGATGATCATTTAGGAAATGTAAAGGCGGTTAAAGACGTTCTTAATACATTTGACGTTAAAGGTAAAGTTCAACAAGCTAGAGTTAAACATAGTATGAGCCTAGACGTAGACTTTAATAAAATGATTGAACGTCAAAAAGGTGTTGAAGATTTTAAAGAATTTTCTGCGGCAGTTGCCAGAAGACGAGGCAAAACAAAAGGTAGATTTAAATTCTTTATTCCGCCAAGCGCAGAAGACTTTAGAGGATTAACACAATACGTATTTGCTGGTAAAGGAAAACAAGGTGAAGCTGATCAAGCTTTCTTTGAGCAAAATTTAATGGATCCTTATTTTCGAGGCGTTGCAGAAATGGAAAGAGCTCGTCAAACAATTAAAAATGACACAAGAGCTTTAAATAAAATGTTTAAACCGGTTAGAAAAATTATTAATAAACTTGTGCCAGAAGGAGATTACACATATGACTCTGCTATTAGGGTTTATCTTTGGAATAAGGCTGGGTACGAAATACCTGGCATATCTAAAAGGGATCAAGCTAGATTAGTAAAACTTGTGCAAAATGATGCAGACCTTTCTGCATACGCAGACGGCTTATTAGTTGTGTCTAAAAAAGATAAATGGACTGAGCCGGGTGAATTTTGGGATGCTAAAACTTTACTTAGTGATTTGCAAAGCTTAACAGAAAAAGTAAACAGAAAAGAATACCTTGCAGAATTTATTGAAAATGCTGATATTATATTTAGCGAAAAGAACTTAAATAAAATAGAAGCCGTATATGGTACAAACCTAAGGGAAGCTATTGAGGATTCTTTATTTGCAATGAAAAACGGTACAAACCGTACTTCAGGCGCTAACAAAATTACTAACGCGTGGAACAACTGGGTTAACAATTCTGTAGGTACAATAATGTTTTTTAACAGAAGATCAGCATTGCTACAAACCATATCTTCAATTAACTTTATTAATTGGAGCGATAACAACCCATTAAAAGCAGGTTTAGCATTTGCTAATCAAAAGCAATACTGGAAAGACTTCGTCATGCTGTTTAACTCTGATAAATTAAAGCAGCGTAGGGGAGGTTTGAAGTCTGACGTGCAGGAACAAGAAATTGCTAACGCTGCTAAAAACGCAAAAGACAAAGCAAGCGCTGCGGTTTCTTATTTATTAAAAATAGGATTTACCCCTACACAAATTGCTGATAGCTTTGCTATTGCAGCGGGGGGAGCTACATTTTATCGTAACAGGGTTAATACTTACTTAAAAGAGGGTATGTCTCAAAAAGACGCTGAAGCAAAAGCATTTTTAGACTTTAGCAAAATATCAGATGAATCACAACAGTCAGGTGATCCAGCATTGGTATCTCAACAACAGCGAAGCGTTGCGGGACGTCTTATATTGTCTTTCCAAAACACGCCTATGCAATATACTAGATTGATGAAAAAAGCCGCCCAGGACCTTGTAAACGGCCGTGGAGATGCTAAGTCAAACATATCTAAGATTGCTTATTATGGTGCTGTTCAAAATATAATATTTTCAGCGTTACAAAATGCGGCGTTTGCTTTAATTCCTGGGTTCGATGATGATGATGAAACAGATGAACAAAGAGAAGCTGCCCGCGACAAAAAAGCTACGCGTATGATAAACGGTATGACTGATACAATATTGCGTGGTACTGGTATATATGGGGCTGTTGTATCTACTGTAAAAAATACTATATTAAAGTTTTTAGAGCAAGACAAAAAGGGATATAAAGCAGATCATACATATACAATTATAGAGGCAGCAAACATAGCTCCTCCAATAGGGCTCTAAGCTTAGAAAAATTTATAGCGGAATACAAACAAGTAAATTTGATAAAGACGTTATAACTAAACACCCTTGGGATGTTTCAATAGATGGTAAATTTAATTTATCACCA